GCAAACATTTCAATGAGTTTCGTCCGTTTCCGTTGGGTATGATGAACTTCAAAGGGAGTGCGTCGTATGTCTCAAGACGACCAGTCAGACCGAAGGTTGAGCAAGGACTTCAATCAAACATGCTTGAAAGCACTTTGTTGTCAGCAGGACAGAGCCACAGAGGCACACCGGGTGGTGTTGCAGCATTCACGGCGGAGTTTCGCGATTGCGTGGTTGGCGACCATCCGACGCCAAAGGAGTGTATCGAAGGACTAAAGGCGGACAACATCAACGAGTCCGTAGCATTCCACAGAAACTTCGCGCTGGTGCGAGGACCAATTGATACTCTGTTCTTGGGATATAAAGACGAGGTAGTTGGTGTCCTGCCTCGCGGAGACTTTTCTGCTCTGCGTCTAGGGCGACAGTTCAAGCATGTTAAAGAAGCTGCTCACGACCTGCGGCTTTTCACAACCATTGAATAGGAGGTTATGATGCCGAGTAAAGAGGTATTTATTCCGCGCAAAGACAGGGAACAAAAAGGGCTTGATATCGTTACACTCATGGGCAACAAACCCACGAAGGGTGAGGTCGGCATTGAAATTGAAGTCGAAGGCGTAAACCTGCCGGCCGACGATACTCCTGCTCCGTGGGTGTATCACATTGACCACAGTCTTCGTGCTCCGAAAGAACCTGGCGGTATGACTGCTGAGTATGTTCTTAGTAAGCCGCTGCCGTTCGATGAAGTTCCTGCTGCATTGAAGAAACTGTGGACTAAGTTCAAGTCCAAGAAGTCCAAGCTAGTTGATAGCAACAGAACTAGTGTGCACGTGCACTTGAATGTGCAGAACTTCTTTCTTAACAGACTCACCAGCTTCTGTGCGCTGTACTTCATTGTTGAAGAAATCCTTACCGAGTGGTGCGGAGAACACAGGGTTGGTAATCTATTCTGTCTTCGTGCCAAGGATGCAACCGCAATCGTTACTCATCTGAAGAACTTTATTCAGGAGGACGGGAGGTATCAGATCGGGGAGTTCATGCACTACTCGGCGCTGAATGCCAACGCACTGAAGAAGTATGGAAGCATTGAAGTCCGTACTCTGCGAGGGTGTTCTGACCCGTCGGTAATTATTGATTGGGTTGAAATCCTCGAACGCATCTACAATCTATCCGAAGAATACCCCGACCCGCGTGAGGTTTGCACCGCGCTGTCGAGCATTGGTCCGGCTGCTTTCTTCGAGAGTATTCTTGGGCCGAAGTCAATTGTGGTGCGGCAAGGCGTTCCCATGAGTGACAACCAGATTAGTGACAGCATCTATGAAGGGGTGCGGATTGCACAAGACTTGTGTTACTGTCGTGATTGGGATTTATACAAGCCAGTCAAGCTGAAACCAGATGTGTTCGGCAGGAAGATGCAGAAGGTTGCTAATAAGTTCGTTAACCATCCGCCGTTTGTTCCTGGTGCTGACGACGATCTGCTTCAAGCTATGTCTCAGATGCAACAGGCTTCATTCAACGATGCTTTTCCAAATACATATCAAGGGTTACAAACCATTCCATATGTGTACACTGAAGAAGCGCCAGAAGAAGCCTATGAACCGGAGCCGGATTGGAATGACCTACCACCAGAAGAGGATTAAGAATGTTTCTAGTTCACTGTAATCGACCTAGTAAGTCCGCAAGGGTGTTAGCTAAGGCGCTACGTGGGCGCAAGGCTAATCTACTGCACGGATGGAGTCACGAAAGTGATGTTGTAATCAATTGGGGAGACGGAGAATGCGTGGTCCGGGATATTCTAAACAATCCGAGAGCGGTTCGACTAGCTGCCAACAAGAGAGAGTGCTTTCTTGCGCTCAGCAAGGCAGGTGTCAGCGAGCTGCCAAAATTTGCTACGTCCAGAACAGATGTCAACTGGAAGGGCGTGACCGTAGTAAGACACAAGCTAACCGGACATTCCGGTGAAGGGATTGAGATTTGCAATGACACAATTGACTTGCCAGACGCACCATTGTATGTCCAGTACATCAAGAAGGAGCAGGAATTTCGCATCCATGTTGGGAGGGTTGCGGGAGAAACCAAGATCATCGCTGTCCAGCGAAAGGCTCGTGACCTGTCTATACCTGATGGACAAGTCAACTGGCAAGTACGGAACCACTGTAATGGTTTCATCTTCGCTAGAGAAGGAGCCAATCCCACTGACAGTACCCTTCAAGCAGCCTGTGACGCTCTACGAGCTTCTGGACTTGACTTTGGAGCAGTAGATGTAATCTATAATCAGAAGGAAGGTAAACCTTATGTGCTCGAAATCAACACAGCGCCGGGCCTCGAAGGTCAAACAGTCGAAGACTATGCTAACTTCTTCAGAAGTTTTGTACAACGCAATCAAGCGCCATGCCGGCCTATCAGATTGGGATAGTGAAGGTATTGAGGATGAAGTCCGAGCGCTTGAACGCGCTTTGAAACGTCATGGGTTTGTCGTAGAAAGAAGGCCGACATGACCCAGAAGATTAAAGAAACTCGTGTCGAAGTCACAGTCAGCTTCCTGACTGATCTATATGAACTCTGTCGTGGTAGGGCTGAGGCTTATCACAGAGCAGGGATGCACGAACTGTCTAAGCTCTACTATGACAGAGCACACAACCTCAGGTACACACTAGAGTATATAGGGAATATGTTGTAGAGACAGGCGCTGGCAGACCGCCTGATTAAAAAAAAACAAGAAGTCTGCCACTTTTTCCGGACAGGACATTAGATAGCCTGTCATAGCGATTGGCTCCTTCCACAAGAGTCTCTGACGAAAATGAAAGGAATTATTTATTCGTTGTTTTATCTGCAACTCCGTGATTGACGAGCCACAGTACAATACTGACCATCGGGACTATGACCCTTGTGGCACATGCAAGGCAGTCATTGACGACCTGCTAGCGAGCTATGAAGACCGGCCCGCTGTGCCTGATGATACCTCAGACGATGGGGTGATGCTCGACCCGGAAATCCTAGAAGGTCTTTATCCCACCACCTACGACCCGTTTGAAACGGAGTCACTGACATGAGCTGGCAGTTCTATTGGAAGCGATGGTACCTGCCTTGGCACCGAAAAGAATGGTGTCCAGTTGGCGATGTGCCGCTATGGTCGCACTGTGCTGGCGTAGGGCCGCTACAGTTCCACTGGTACTCATTAAAATAATCCTTGACAACTCGCGCCAACCATGGTATATTAATACTAAGGCGCTTTGGCGCTCTGCCGTGGCCCTCTCTCGCTAAGGGGGTTTGGGGGTTGGCATAGCTCAAGATATTCAACAACATTGTTATAAGGTATGGTAATATGCCAGTTCGAAATCCATCAGAAATAGCACGACTTGAAGAAGAGTTGTCAGAGTTGTGGTCTCAATTTGAAGAGTTTGACCGTAAGCCACAGAAGGAAAATATCCTTCGCCAAATCCGAGAGATTGAAAACATTCTAGGTATCGCACATCAGCCGTATAATGGAAAGTAAGTCCTACTTCATAAAGCACATCCCATGCGAAAAGTGTGGAAGCTCAGACGGCAATAGTCTGTTCTCAGATGGACATACCTATTGCTTCGTGTGCAGTAAACTAGGAGATACAGTGGAAGAAATCGTAGCAGAAGAAGATACCGCAGAGCGCCTTAATCCAAAAGGGCTAGCTAGTAAGAACGTCACTCCTGTCACTGATGTGTTCAGGGATATCCCAAGGCGTGGTCTGCCTGAAGAAGCAATCCGTAAGTACCAAATCGACGTGTGTATGGATAGTACTTCATCTGTCGGACACAGGTATCCTTATTTCAAGAACGGGCAGCATGTTGCTAACAAGATTAGGCGACGTGGCGAGAAGGCGTTCTATTGGGAAGCCCACGATAAGGAGAGTATTAATGATGCAGAGCTATTTGGACAGCATCTATTCCCCGCAGGATGTGCGAAGCAAATCACGATTGTCGAGGGCGAGCTTGATGCCCCTAGTGCTTGGCTTCTCCTTGGTAGTAGGTATCCGGTTGTTTCCATCAAGTCCGCCGGAAGTGCTGTTGCCGACGTTAAAACCAACTACGAGTATCTCAATTCCTTCGATGAAATCGTTATCTGCTTCGATGCAGATGCCGCCAAGGAGCGGCCTGATGGGAGTGTGTTTCACCCTGGACAAGAAGCGGCCAAGAAAGTTGCGGAGTTGTTCAAGCCAGGAAAGTGCCGCATCCTCACACTAGAGCATGGCAAAGACCCTAACGAATATCTTCAGAAGGGTGTCGATGCACGAACTTTCATCAAGGAATGGTGGGCTGCGCCTAGGTTCCGTCCAGACGGGCTTAAGGCAGGAAAGGACATGCTAGATGAAATTCTCAATCGGCCCTCATACTTCAGTATTCCGTATCCCTGGGAACCTCTCAACAAAAAGACTTATGGTATCCGTCTCAGCGAAGCTGTCTTGTTCATGGCTGACACCGGCATCGGCAAAACAAGCGTCTTCAAGGAGATAGAACATGCAATTCTTCAAAGCCCTGAGGTTCAGAGTAAAGGCTACGGAGTTGGTTTTCTCCATTTGGAAGAGCCGAACTTCGATACCGCATTGGGGCTACTCTCCATCGAAAAAAACAAACCATTCCATTTGCCTGACACTCCGCGATCCGATGAAGAAATTACCGAAGCTTTCGATAAAGTTCTCAATAACGATAGGGCAATATTCTACGACCACTTTGGCAGCAATGAAATAGACGAAATTCTAGCCAAGGTCAGGTACATGTCCGTGATGGGCTGTAAGTACATCTTCATAGACCACTTGAGCATCATCGTGTCGGACCAATCCGGTGATGAGAGGAAACAACTAGATGAGATATCGACGAAGCTTAAAACGCTCACGATGGAACTTAACATCGC